CCCTGCAACGAATCGTTGACATCGTTGAGGTACTTGGCCGAGAGGTAAAACGGCGGCTTTACGAAAGTGTCTGCCATAGCGTCTCCTTAGAATCCAATTCCGTAACCGTGTACGTTGTCACGAGGGGACAAGCAGTACACGTTAAGGGCGATTTTGAAGAATCCCACCACCAGATCCGCGTTGGTCTGCGACCGCACCCACGGCGTAAAGTTGAAGTTGTATTCAGGGTCGGTGGTCGGGCGCACCTTCCAGCCTTGGGAGCGAAGTACGAATATCGGTTCGCCGGGGAAGATAGTCTTGTTGGCTGGAAGGTTCGAGATCGACGAGATGCCCGAGGTCGCCGAGGTAAAGGTAGAAGGCTTGACGGCAGTGGTCTGTGACAGGCCGGTCGGGAGCAACTGACCATACTTCGTCGAGGGGCAGAGCTTGTCCACGAAGAACATGGTGGACATGACGCGGAATCCACTCATGCCCATCTTAACGTCCTGCTCCTCGCCGTAACGCTGCTTGGGATCGAGGCGTTCGAGCGCGTAGGCGTAGGCGGCTTTGTTCATCACTCCGAAGTCTGGAGGCTGGACGCAGTTCAGAATCATCTCAACCAGAGGTTTATAAGCAAGCTGGCCGGTGTTACCGTTCTGGTCGCCAAACCAGATAGGAATGGAGTTGAGAGTGTTGCCGACTGCGCCGTTACGGGTCTGACCGCCATAGTTGGTGAAGATGTTACCGTCCCATGAATTGGTCACGCCGTCGTTCATGGCTTCAGCGAATCCGTTGATGTAGACGATACGGTTCGAGCCGGAGATGTTCTGGCCGTGATGAAAGATGTCGATGCCGAGATCAGTGTTAGCCGCTTGCACCGCGTTGGTCATGTAAGCGTCGATGATCTTCACTTTGCCAGCGGGGCCAGCGTTGATGACGCCGACTTGAAAGAGGTTGACGCCGATCTGCTCCAGGTATTCCTTGGGCTGGAAGGCGGTCGCGGCGAGGATCTGGACCTGAGAAACGTTCACGTCGGTGCCGGGAGCGATAGCGCCGCCGTTCACGCGGTTGTACTGGAACGGGTTCTGCATGGCAGTGCCGCCCGCGTAGTCGTCAAGAGCACCGGCGAGGCGGAGCTTGCGAAGGGTGGTGGAATCAACGAAGAAATTGTCGATAACTACGTCGTCTTTCAAATCAGCCAACGTAGTGGCCGAAATTTGGTCGAAGCTGGGGTCACTTGAAGTCGTGATCGTCACGACGGTCATCTGGAATGACCACGACATTACCGCAGGACGCTCCATTGCTGGTGCATCGTTGAAGTCACGAATTCGAGTGAATAGTCTCATTGCCTAGCTCCTTATGCGTTGCCCGTCATATCGGGATGTGCTGCCAGAACCTTGTTGATACGTGAATTCACCTTCTCCGAGTCCGAACGGTTCCACGGGATCTGAGCGTCAGAGGCAGATGGAACCTTGCCGGTGAACGGATTCGAGGACAGAGCGCCGAAGCCGAGGGCTGGATTGACAGCCGAGGCCGGATGTTCCTGCTTCCACTTGGCTACGGCGGCATCAGCGATCTGCTTCTCGTAGGCGGCTTTCTCAGTGGCCGCACGTTCGGAGCGCTTCTGATCCACGTTGAACTTGGTCTTCCAGTAGGATTCCACGTCTTGGTTCGCCGCTGCCGCCTCGGCCTTAAGCGTGCGCCATGAGACAGGGGGAAGGCCGAGAGCGGTGTGTTCCTGTGCGAGGTCGGCGACCAAGGTGATGGAGTCGGCGGCTTTGATGGCGAGTTCGTTGAACTGCTCGCGGGGGACAAATTTGGTTGGATCGAAATTCACTTCGCCTCTCTTTGCTGCCTCCTCAGCTGCTTTCTTGGCAGCATCATCCTGCGCGGCCACTTCGATGAGGCCCGCTTCCTGCAACGCCTTCAGGCGAGCGCGTTCTCCGGTCAGGGTAGCTTCACTGACCTTGAGCTTGGATTCGACTTCGGAGACGTAAGGGAGGGCTTGCTCGTTGTACCATTTCTGGTATGACTCCGCCTGCTTGGCAGCTTTATCGGCGGCAGCTTGTGCGGCAACGATGGCTTCCTGCTGCTTGGCGTAGACGCGCTCGGCGAGCGGGGTCGCCAGCACTTTTATATCGTCGTCTGTCGCTCCCTGAGATTTCAACAACTCTGCATAAGTCTGCATGATGTCTCCTTGTTACGGTTTCGGTGCTGGAACTGGCGTCGGTGGAACTGGCGCAGGCACAGGCGTCGGCACGGGATTAGTTTTCGGCACATTCCCCTTGACCACGCCCATCGCCAACTGCACCTGCTTGACGGCTTCAGCAACATAGTTCGAAGTTTCAGGGAAGCGCTTGGCAATCGCTCGCAGACTGCCCATTGCACCAGCAAAGGTATGGATCGCGGAAGTAAGATTCTCCGACTTCTCGCTGAGCGCGGCGTTTGCGGCAACAGCGTTATCGAGCGCCTTGAGTTCAGCGTTGGCGGCGGAGCAGAAAGCGTCGTTGGCCAGCAAAGGCTGAAGGTCGCTGGCCGAGGTGCCTGCGTTCGCGGATACTAAAGATTGCACAGTGGTTGGCATATAAATTCTCCTTAACCGTTCGTCGGTGGCGCGGCGGGCTCGCTTGGTTGCGCCCCTTTCATCATCGCCATTTGAACTTCGCGCATTAAATTATTGATTTCTGAGATAGGTTTCGACGCTGCCGGGAATGCCTGCGCGATGTTGCGTAATCCCTGCACCACCTGGATAACCATCTTCGATCCCTGCTCCAGCTTGGGATTCGGAGCGGGAGAGGACGGGGATGCCGAGGGAGTTGTGGGTGCCTGCGCTCCGCCGGGAGGTGGTGGCATCGTGGGTGAGGCAGCGGCCATGCTAAACCTTGGCCCTCGCCATCTTGCGTGCCTTGCCCTTGCCCAGCATCGAACCACGCAGTCCCTTGCCGCCGGACTTGCCAAACGGTTTCTTCTGGCTCGACTTGGTGCTGCTCATGCCGTGATCCTGCATGTCGGTCTTGAGGGAGAAGCCATGTCCACCCTTGCCGCCCATGCGAGCCCCGGTTGATCGTCCGTATGCCATTTGGAATCCTCCGCGTAAAAGAGGGGACGGTTCTTCCTGTCAGGAGCCGTCCCTTACCTCGGTTGATCCGATCTCGGAGACGCGGCATTATCCGCATCGTTTCCGGGTCGGGGACGCTTACTTTTTCTTGCCTCCCTTGTGCCGACGTTTGTTGGCGACAGGGCCGAAGCCAGTCTCGATGCTCATAGTGTTGTCCTCCTTTCTAAGAATGCGATGCAAAATGAAAAAGCTCCGGGGAGTGAACCCGGAGCCCTTTGGTTACGTCTTGACGACGACCTTGGAATCTCTTCGCTAGTGCGAGTGGAGCATAATCACGATTCTACTGTCAAGCAATTTCGTAAATTACGTCAGCGATATCCGCGTGGATTCCTTTACCTGCACATTCGCAATCGTTCCCTGCGACATGTTGATTAAGACTTGCCCGGTCATATGTTCGCCGCAGAGGTTGTCGATTATTCCGGCGATGGTTTCAACGGAAGGACGAGAGACAGTGAAGGTGCGCTCGCGGATCAGGTGGTGATGCTCGGTGCGTTGAATGGATGTGTTCACTGAATATTCTGACCCCCGCCTTCAGATTGCGTAATCGTTGAGGAGCCGTCGGAACGCTGCTTTAACGCAGGTGCTTGATTACCAGACGGCGGTCTGCCTTCAGGCCCACTCTTGCCGGGAGCAGGCGCACCGGGCTGCGATGGCATGGCATCGATACCGATAGCCTTCATCCGCGCCGCGAACTCTAAGTCTTCTTCCTGCTCCTCGCGCCACTTCTCCATCACGGTGCTACCTTTTATTTGACCGTAATTTGGAATATTCCAACTCTCGGCGAGTGTCTGCGAGTCTATCTTCACGCCCGCTTTTTTGAGTTGCACAAGTCCTAGCTGCATTTTTAGCTGAGTGATTTCATGCGCCGAATGCGGTGTCACCATATATTTCAGGTTGCCCGCGAACATCCGCGCCCGCTTGATCTGGTCGAAGGCGGATTTCACAGGCGCGTCGGCGGTGCCCGGATTCTCTCCCGGCATGTGCGATGGCACAAGTCGAGAAGGATCGTAGTCGAAAGTTTCACGGGTGATATTGTCTTCGCCGATATATTGCATGACGCGGGCGGTAGGGAGATATTGCAGAATCAGATATTTCGTCTGATCCGCCATCTCACGAATGGGAGGCTCCATCGAACGGGACATGTCCTCGATGATAGGGCCTAGAGCTTCCAGTAATTTCTCCAAGTCGTCGCCTGCCATGCGGGCCTTGGCGAGTGCCAGTGCGTCTTTGATCGCGTGTTGCGAGTCCATCGAATTAGTCAAATATTCGAGCCAAGTGAAGTCGGTGGGATCGAGCTTGATGACCTGCGGATCAATGGGCATCACAAATGGCTTGTCAACCTGAGAACCGTCGTAGCCGACGCGAGCGCGGGGCTGCATGGGGTCGAATGCCTTGGCTTCACGGCTGCTCACTGAATTGATATCGTAGCCGAGCGCCGGATCGAGTTGAGCGCGTTTCTTGTCCGCCATGCCGCGCTCTTGCTCGGTTATCGTCTGCTGGAGATCGTAGCCATCGCGCACCATCGAGAATCCCAGAGGCTCCCACGGCCAGTGGTCGGTTGAGAACGGGATCAGGTCGGAGCAGCCATGCCAGTTGAAAGAGGGGCCGTCGTACAGAACCACGCTCTCGCTGCTTATCATCAGACGGCGGTACGGATAAAGCCTAGCGTCATTATCGTCGGCCTTGCGTGTGCCACCATTGCCGTCGGGGATCTCCATGCCAATGAATGGAACTTCGTAGTACCACGTCGAGCCAAACTCTCCCATTGGGATCATCTGCTGGGTGGTGTTACGGGTGAGGTCGATGATCGTGGTGTAACGGATGGGGATCATCAGGTCTGGCATGTTAGACGGCCCGCTGGAGGTGGATTTGCCAAAGATGCGCTTCCAGATGTTACCCTGCGCGGATTTGCGGATTTCGTTCGAGTACCAGTAGAGAGAAGAAGTCGGCTTCAGAAGATGCTGCTTGGTTGGGAATAGCGCGTGCGCCATGAAGATCGGCATCTCGTCCAGCAGGGTCATGGCATAGGCTTTTTGAAAATTCCCTGACGGAGGCAACTGAGTCGGTAGCACACAGGGAGCGCCATAGCTAAGAAGCTGGATAGAACCTTCCCCGCTAACCAGATCGCGGGAGTAAATCGGACGTATCCATCCAGTGCATGTGGCTGCGGCATATTGCAATGCCTCCTTGATCGAGCGGTCAAAGTCGTTCTCCAGAAAGATAGCGCGGGTCAGGAGGTTCATTTGATTGGCCTGCGCGGCAAAGGCGGGATTGTTTGACGAGTATCCCCACAGCGGACGGAGTTTAGAAAGGACGCCGACAATCTCGCGGATGTTGCGCTTCAGGTGATTGGTGTTGAGCTGCGAGCGGTACTGGGGGATATCCGCCGACATGATCTTGCCGGAGATCACGTCGAGGGATTTGCGCCAGTCAGAGGTACCGCGTTGCGTCTTGAGCCATGCAGTCCCAGTCTCCTGACATTCTTGGAGCCAACCGAGCTTGATGTCGTCCTTGGATGCCGCAGGCGGGGCTTGCCACTGGCGATAGGGTACGTCGTAGCCGTCGTCACCGGGCATCAGG